CTAAGCGGCTTCGGCATAGGCCTGCGCCGGTGTTTTCATCTTTAGCGCCTGGTGAGGACGCTTCTGGTTGTAAAACTGGATCCAGTCGCCAATCACCCGACTGGCATGCTGCAAGGTCTCGAACCTCTGCCGATGGGCACACTGCTCCTTGAGCGTTCTGATCACCCGCTCGACCATGCCGTTTTGTTCCGGCGTGTACGGCGTGATGAACTCCTGCTGCAACCCATAGCTCTTCACCAGTGCTGTGTAGTTGCGGCTGGTAAACACCAACCCATTGTCGCTACGTAACAAAAACGGCGATGCAACTCGTCCCAAGCTGCCGAAGCGAGCAATTAAGGCTTGCTCCAGCGCTGCCTCGGCCGTTTTCGATTTACCACTGCGCGAGAGATGCCATCCCAGTAGTTCACGGGTATGGCAATCAATCACCAGCGCCAAGGAACACCAGCCATCGCGACCAGCCCAGATCCGGCATAGGTCCGTCGCCCAGCGTTGGTTGGGCGCTGAGGCCACCGAAGGCAGGGCCTGGATCCGGGGGCGAAACCCAACCGGACGCTTGCGAACTTGCCAGCCCTTGAGCTGGAAGATGCGCTGTACCGTGTTCTTGTTGAACCCCAACAGGGCTGCAACCGTCCGGTAACCGAACGATGGGTTCTCCTCAATCATGTTTTTGATCGGGGTGACCAGATGCTCCTGAAGCTTGGGCGCGGCCTTGACGCTGCGGTAGTACCAACTACGACGCGGCAGGCCAAACCAGCGGCAGAGCTTGCTGACGGAGACATCAATACCTTCTGCGCGTAATCCCTGCTGAACATCGGCGACTATCTGTCGTCCTCGCCCAGCAGGGAGGCCAGCTTTTTCTGGCGCGTAACTCCAGCATGGCCTCGCCATAAGCTTCCTGGAGTTCCTTGAGCTGCTTCTCGTACTGCTCGCGAATATCCAGTGGCTTGGCCCGTAAGGCGTTTTCCATGCCCCGTTTGGCGTCATCTACCCATTCTTCAATCTCGGAGGGCGGCAAATCAAAGGCTCGAGCCGCTTCGGCGACGGTGGTCTTGCCCTGAATGATTTCCATGACCAAGGCGGACTTGCGCTTGGCCGTCCAACGTTTGATTTCTTCGTCCATCGTGATGCTCATGTCTGTGATCTCCACTCATTATGACCTGAGCAGGATTTCAGTGGGTCATTACAAAACGTCAGATGTTTGCAAAGCTACGCACCACAAAATATCTGAAAACTGCCGCCAGCGCCGATTCTGCCAGCGTGCAGTTTGAAGGTAAGGTGCAGCGCATTGCCCGTGTTCACCATTACGGCCTGCGCGATCGCGTCAGTCGCAAAGGGCCGGAGGTCCGTTACGCAGAGCGTCGCCTTTTGGGTGTTAACGACGAAGCGGAAATGATAACTCGTGATATTTTTTTCGCTACTTGTCTTAATTAACTACAGCATATGATTTATATGGCTAAGTTATTCCTACATGTGGAGATAAAGTCACAGTAAAGCTGATGAATTGTAGAACTCCACTCATTGGCTATTTTTATATTTTCCTTTGTTTGAGGTAGTAATTCCATCACCATAGCTCGATCTCTGTCAGTAAGCATGCTAAACATATAGTTATTGATATTGTGCGATTTATAAGCGAGAAAATAATTAAACTTTATTATTTCACTGTAAAGATGAGTGGCTTTATCTTCAATTTCATTGTCATGAAAATGTTGATCTGCATGACCCACCCGTATTCAAGATTACTAATATCTTTTGTATTATTATCATGATAGGGAGTTTTCAAAATTATGGTCTTTTAAGAATTCAATTGATAACGAGGTTGTTGGTAGAATATCAATAAATGCCTCATAAAGTTTAACGTCTGCTACTCTTTTTCTTTCCTGTATTTCTTTTTGGTTATTCTCTTTTAGAATTTCTTGGTATATATGGGGGACTTTTATTAATAGGTGAAAGACTAGCCCGGATAGAATTAAAGTTAAAGCAACCCCACTACTTGGTGTAATGCTATCAATCTTAAGAAGCTTATTTCTGAATTAGTTGTTTTGTTGTAAAAATCAATTATAAGGTTTACGAATAATAAATATGTGGGTGCAGGTAGTGCAAGAATACCGATCCCTGCAGTGAGTAAAGTCCATGTTACCTTATTGCTAAATTCAGGAAATGCCTTTCTTATTAATTTTTTATAAGAAGATTTAAATTGTCTTTCATTTTATATCCTTAAAAGTAAGCAACGTATTGTGCCATGAATCAAACATTCCTATCTACTCGATTGCGTTTGCAATGGCGGTTAGTTTTTCTCATGAACGCACATTTAACCGAAATCATGCGCCTTATCACCAACCTGATTCGCACTGGTGTAGTCACCGAAGTGGACCGGGAGAACTGGCTTTGCCGGGTGAAAACAGGCGACCTTGAAACCAACTGGATCAGCTGGCTGACGCTGCGTGCGGGTAATGCCCGCACATGGTGGAAACCATCGGAAGGTGAGCAGGTGGTGCTGCTGAGTCTGGGTGGCAATCTGGAAACCGCCTTTGCGTTGCCCGCTGTCTATTCGAATCAGTTCGCGCCGCCGTCGACGTCGGCGGACGCCTGCGTGACAGAATATCCTGACGGTGGCTGGTTTGAATACGAACCCGCCACCGGGCGCTGGTATGTCAGGGGCATCAAATCAATGGTCATTGAGGCTGTCGACAACATCACCCTGAAAACCAGTGAGTTTGTACTGGAGGCTGACCGCGCACGTATTAACAGCGAAGTGGTGATCAATGGTGGCGTTACCCAGGGCGGCGGTGCGATGAGTTCTAACGGGATCGTGGTTGATGCGCATCAGCATACTGGCGTCCAGAAAGGTGGCGACACCACCGGAGGCCCGGTATGACGCTTTATATCGGGATGAACAATACCAGCGGTAAAGCCATTACTGATATTGACCATCTGCGCCAGTCGGTGCGGGATATTCTGCTGACGCCGCAGGGTAGCCGCATTGCCCGTCGTGAATATGGTTCCCTGCTGTCGGCGCTGATAGACCAGCCACAAAATCCGGCGTTACGCCTGCAGATTATGTCGGCGGTGTATGTGGCGCTGAGTCGCTGGGAGCCTCGGCTGACGCTGGAATCCATCACCATCAACAGCAATTTTGACGGTTCTATGGTGGTGGAACTGACCGGACAGCGTAATAACGGTGTGCCTGTTTCCCTTTCCGTATCAACAGGAGCCGAGAATGGCAGTGATTGACCTTTCGCAGTTGCCTGCACCGCAGATTGTGGATGTGCCGGACTTTGAAACGCTGTTTGCAGAACGTAAGGCAGAATTTGTGGCGCTCCATCCGAAAGATGAGCAGGAAGCTGTGATGCGTACGCTGGAACTGGAATCTGAACCCGTCACCAAATTGTTGCAGGAGAACGCTTACCGTGAGTTGCTTCTGCGCCAGCGCATTAACGAAGCCGCGCAGGCGGTGATGGTGGCTTACGCGATGGGCGGCGATCTTGACCAGCTCGCTGCCAACTACAACGTGAAACGCCTGACGGTGACGCCTGCTGATAATGACGCTGTGCCGCCCGTTGCAGCTGTGATGGAAAGCGATGAAGCGTTACGCCTGCGTGTGCCTGCAGCCTTTGAAGGGCTTTCAGTCGCGGGGCCAACTGCAGCTTATGAATTTCATGCCCGAAGCGCCGACGGTCGCGTGGCGGATGCCAGTGCAACCAGCCCGGCACCTGCAGAGGTGGTGCTGACTGTCCTTAGCCGCGAAGGCGATGGAACTGCAGAAAAAGACCTGCTGGACGTGGTGGGAAAAGCTCTGAACAGTGAGAACGTCCGCCCGGTGGCTGACCGTCTTACGGTTCGCAGCGCAGAAATCATCCCGTATCGCGTGGAAGCCACCATTTTTCTTTATCCGGGACCGGAAGCAGAGCCGGTAATGGCAGCGGCAAAAGCCAGCCTGCAGAAGTACATCGCCAGTCAGACGCGTCTTGGTCGGGATATTCGCCGTAGCGCCATCTTTGCCGCCCTGCATGTTGAGGGTGTGCAGCGTGTGGAGCTGGCTTCTCCTCTGGCGGATGTGGTCCTGAACAAAACACAGGCGGCATCATGTACGCAGTGGAGCGTAACCAACGGAGGAACGGATGAATAGTCTGCTGCCACCGGGTTCAACACCACTGGAGCGCCGACTGGCGCAAACCTGCAGCGGGATTCTGATCTGCAGGTGCCGCTTCGTGACTTGTGGAATCCGGCAACCTGTCCGGTCAGTTTCCTGCCTTATCTCGCCTGGGCGTTCTCTGTGGATCGCTGGGACGAGGGCTGGACAGAAAGCGTCAAGCGCCAGGTGGTGAAGGATGCTTTTTATATTCATCAGCATAAAGGGACCACCAGTGCCGTGCGGCGGGTGGTGGAGCCGTTCGGCTTTCTGATCCGCATTATTGAGTGGTGGCAGACCGGAGAGGCAGCGGGCACGTTTCGCCTAGATATCGGCGTGCAGGACCAGGGCATCACTGAAGATACCTATCTGGAACTTGAGCGACTGATAAGCGATGCCAAACCATGTAGCCGCCACATGATCGGCATGTCCATCAATCTGCAGACCAGCGGCCCGCATTGGGTGGGAGCCGCCAGCTATCTTGGCGAAGAAATCACGATCTATCCGTATATCAACGAAACGATTATTTCCGGTGGCACCGCGCATGAAGGCGGGGCGGTCCATGTTATTGACACAATGAGAGTGAATCCATGAGCACAAAATTTTATACCCTGCTGACGGATATTGGCGCGGCGAAACTTGCCAGCGCCGCCGCGCTCGGTGTGCCGCTAAAAATTACCCATATGGCGGTGGGCGATGGCGGCGGAGTATTGCCAACGCCGGACGCAAAGCAGACGGCACTGGTAAATGAGAAACGCCGGGCTGCGCTGAATATGCTTTATATCGACCCGCAGAACAGCAGCCAGATTATTGCTGAACAGGTGATCCCTGAAAACGAGGGCGGTTGGTGGATACGTGAAGTGGGCCTGTTTGATGAGTCCGGGGCATTGATTGCCGTGGGCAACTGCCCGGAAAGCTATAAGCCGCAACTGGCTGAAGGCAGCGGGCGCACCCAGACCGTGCGCATGGTGCTGATTACCAGCAGTACGGACAATATCACCCTGAAAATCGACCCTGCTGTAGTGCTGGCAACCCGTAAATACGTGGATGATAAAGTCCTGGAATTAAAGCTGTATGTGGATGACCAGATGAGAAACCACATTGCCGCACAAGATCCTCATACCCAGTATGCGCAGAAACATAATCCGACATTTACCGGAGAACCAAAAGCGCCGACGCCTGCAGCAGGAAATAACACCACTCGGATTGCGACCACAGAGTTTGTTCAGGCCGCTATTACTGCTCTGATTAACGGTGCGCCAGCCACGCTGGACACACTGAAAGAAATTGCCGCAGCCATTAACAATGACCCGAAATTCAGTACCACTATTAATAATGCGCTGGCACTGAAAGCGCCGCTGTCGAGTCCGGCACTCACCGGAACGCCAACAGCACCTACTGCGGCACAGTCGGTCAACAATACACAGATTGCCACCACGGCATTTGTGAAATCGGCGATTGCGGCAATGGTGGGTTCTGCACCTGCGGCACTGGATACACTGAACGAACTGGCGGCGGCACTGGGGAATGATCCGAACTTTGCCACGACAATGCTTAATGCGCTGGCAGGTAAACAACCGCTGGACAATACGCTGACTCATTTGAGTGGAAAGGATGTAGCAGGTCTTCTCGCATACCTTGGTTTGGGAGAA